CGTCCGCGTTGCGGTTAAGGCTGTTGTTGTATGCGTCGAAAAAATTACCGCCGCTTAACGATGTTCCTAACCCTTCCCCAATTGCGGTTAATCCGCCACTAATGGAACCCCACGCCGTGGCGGCAGGCTTTGCCACGTATTCCATGAAACCAACGCGGGCAAAATTAAAAAACTGACTTAGAAAAAATCCGATATTCGAGATCCCGTCCTTGGATTCGCTTTCGGAATCATCCCAAAATTTGGATATGAATTTAAACGCGGATTCCGTCGAATCCTTTACAACCTTGGCAATGGTCCCGAATGCGTCTCCAATGCTCTGGAAAAATTGTTTAATATACGGACTGTTTTCATTAATCCACGATGTTACGGAATCCAACCCGCCCGCAATCTCCCGCACGGCATCCGTAATTAATTTTCCGATCCCGCTTTCGGCTAAACTGCGGACAAAATCCCCCCAGGCATTATCCAAATGAGTAAATGCGCCCGTCATTCCGGATTGTAAATAATCCAACGCCCCCGCGTTTTCTTCGCCGATTTTTTCAAAATATCCCGCCAATGCCGCGGAATTTTTTTCGATTTCGGTTGTTGTCCCTTTGTACGTTAACGCGAGTTTGTCGCCCATGTCCTTGGAGGTTATGCCCAATTGGTTTAACGATTTAAACCGCCCCTGCAACGCCGCGGTAAACGATGAGGTTACGGTTTCCAACGATTTACCGGAACTTACGGCAATTTGGCTAAACGTCTTTAACTGCTCCGCACTCGGGGCGATCCCGTTCCGTTGTAAATCCTGCGCGGCTGCCCTCAACGCGTCGAACGGCTGCAAGGTGTCGCGTGCCGCCTGTTGTAACATTTCGAACGTTGCGCGTGCCTGCTCAACTCCGCCCGCGGTGTTTATAAAACCCGCTACGGCGGTTTCGGTGGCTTTTAATTCCTTAACGATGGCGGTTCCCAATGCTCCCGCGGAAATTGCCCCCGCAACGCCCGCCCAAACGTTGCCCATTGCCTTAAATGCTGATCCGATTTCCTTGGTTTCGGCCTTGGTTTTCTTCCGCATTTTCTGCAGATTTTCGTTATATTTGGCGGTGTTTAAACTCACCTTGTTTAAAATGTTGTTTACAACTGCCATTTATTATTTAACCTCTGCGTTTAACATTCTGAAAACATCCCGCGGGTTTATTTCCGCGTCCGTGTCATCATCTGCGGAACCGTCTTCCGTTTCACCGTTCATAATCTCGGCTTCGTATCTGTAAACATCCGCCCATGCGTTCAACTCTGATAACGGCATTTTCATTATTACCGTTATTGGTTGATGTATGTCCCGCGCAATGCGGGCACATAACAGCAGGGTGGTGTTTATCCTTTTTTTTCGGGGGTTGCCTGCTCATTTAACCCCGCTAATGCCGCATTAATTCGGCGTAACAATCCCGCCGGGATTTTTTCCATTAATTCGATTGCTTCGTCTTCGGTCTGCAGCATTCTTTCGCCGTCATCCCTTACCAAACAATTGTATAACATGAATGCCGTTAATTTTTTTTCGCTTTCTCTAAATTCGGCATCCTTTAACCTGTCGATTAACTCGGCATGTTGTGCCCCGCTCAACTCTTTTAATTTAATTTCGGCATCCTGTCCAAATTCTGGGGCGGGAACCAACACGGTTTTAAACTCAATTTTTGAAAAATCGTTAATTAACATTTTTTAAACCCTCGTCACATAAAAAAAACGGGCACCCATGCGCCCGTTTGTCAAATCGTTCATTACGAACCCGTGCCAAAAACAATGGTTGGTCTTTCAGAAATCTTCCCGACAACATCCCATTTAATTGTTTCGCTGAGGCTGACTTCCTGCGGGTACGCGGATTTTAACGCCACTTCCATGGTTAAATTGGTGCCGTCCGGATATTCGATCTGTACGTCCACAACTGATCCGGAATTGGCCGCATTGATTAACGCCTGTTGGGTGGCGTCTCCAACGTAATGATGGATGGTAATTGTTAACTCGTCGCCATCGAATGCACCCGCAAGATAACGCTTGGAAGCCTCGGCAATGCATGATTGATCAATGTCTTCAACGGAACCGCCCGGGGTGGTGAAAACGGAAACGCCCGGGATGGTGGTAAAATCCGCTTCCGGTGTCTGGTTTGCCAAACGATAGCCAACAAGGGTATTTTTACCCGCAATGGCGTTCTTTTTGGTTGTTGGTGTTAATGCCATGGTGTTTACTCCTATTTATTAACAAGGCCTTTGTCTATAATCTCAACTATTGATTGTTCAATATTTCGGATTATCTGTTTTTTGTGGCTTTCCCACTCGTCGCGCAAAATATGACGCGGCCGTAAATGTTTGGTGCCCAAATCCTGCCATATACCAATATACGTGGCGGGTTTCGGCTTAATTACGAACCCCGTTCCGTCTTTCCTCATTTTCTTGGTGTGAATGTCGGGCAGGTTCTTGTCTCTCCATCCGAACGTGGTATATGCCACACCCTTGGTAACCCTGGATTCCTTGGTTACCTGTTTAACGCTTCGGGCGGCGTAACCCGTATGCCGTTTAAATGCCGTTCGGGTTCGGTTTCTCAAACTTTTAACTGCGTCTTCGGTGGAACCTTTCAATACGATTTTTTGGGTTTGGACTGATAATTTTTTATCAACGTTTTGCATACGTTTTAAAAAATCGTCTAACATCGTTTCGAAATCCGCATCATTGCGGGAACCGATCAACACTTCAGTTACATGTTTGGGGATATAACTAGCCATCGCCTTTATTCCTCAACGTCCCAAACGTCGCAGCTTAAATTCATTATGGAATACTTATCGTCCGGATCATCCGTGCCCACATATTCCAATGAATCTAACATCACGTATTTAATTGTTTGGTTGCTCTGGTCGCTCAAACTTTCGGCCATCTCGATAATTTCGTCTAAATCGCTGTCATTCTTCGCGATTAACATCAAACCGAAGCGCAAAACCTTTCTATAATGCAATTCTAAATCATTTTCATAATTTAAAATTAAATTCGTGATTACTGCGGCTTTTTCCGCTTCCATGCTCGTTGCATAATCAAACGAAACATTGACCCCGGGTAAACAATCGGAAACCAATTTTAATAAATCGGCTTTTATCTGTTGCATGCTGCTCACGATCCAACCTCCTGCGTTATGCTGTTGTCCAACTCAACGCCGAGGATCATCGTCCCCGTGGCTTTGTCGGTGTTAATTGTAATAATGCGGTATTTGTTGCCGTTCGGCAATTCCACCCGCCATTTATTCGTTATGCCTGTTTTATACCGCATATATAACGTATATGTCTCGTTTTGTAATTCGACATTGGTTTGCATCATCTCGCGCAGGGTTATCTGCTTAATGTTTGCCCATACGGTGTATTTCAATTCATACGAAATTTTATGAACGCCCGCCGTTACCGTTCGGGTTGGCTCATATAATTTAATTTGTTTGTCTAATCTGCCCGCGCCTAAAATCATTTTTAACCCCGGTAATCAATATATTGGTCTAGTAAATGCTCGAAATACGTTGTGTATTGCTTTTCCTGCCTGTTTTCGCGATTGCGGTAAAAATCGCCTGCGGTTACAAGGATATACTGTTTAATTAACGCGGGTACCTTGTCCGGGTCCGTGGTTACGGGATTGTCTTCCGCGTCATCGGAATAAATGGGGCGGTGTAGTCTGGTTTCGGCGTCTTCCTGGGCGGCTTGTATATACTGCTCGATTAAATCGTCTTCCGCGTCATCGTCGATCCTCAACTGCGCTTTAACCGTGGCAACGCTCACATATAACATTTTTATAATCTCCAAAAATAAAAGAGGGAACCCGCGTCCCCTCTTTATTCATGCCCTAAATCCCATTATGCGGGGATTGCAAAATTACCGTAACAAACGGCCTTTGGCTGCATTACCGCAAAATCAAGACGGCGTTCAACGCGTAACGTCATGAGGTTCTTGGTAAAATCGTCCTGCTCTCTGTCCATTTCGATGGATAAATCTTCACGTTCCACGATCTTGCCTACTTCCGCAAAATTGCCGAGGTAGAACTTACCCGCCGCAACAAACGGATTGGTTACAACCGGAACGCCCCAAATAGTCTTTGATGGAACGTCGATAATGCCAGGGATTAAATAATCCTTGTTCACGTTCTTGGCGGTTAAAACCTTGCACCAATCACTAGGATTCAACAGTAACATTACGTTGGTAACGCCTGCAGCTTCCATTGCTGACTTGACGCGTAAAACCAAATCAATTACGGTGTCGTCGCTTTCGAATGTAATTCCGGAAATATAGTCGTGATAATTGCCGGACTGATCCAAACCGCTAAAATTACCGCTTGAACCATCACCGCGGAGGATCTGGTATTCGATATTTTTACCCAACTGATATGGTAAATCATCGTTGATAAAATTAACGATGTTTGAATCATCGGCGATCATCTGCTCGGTTAACTTAGTCCATGTTGCGATGGTCTTAATAGTTCCGGTCTGAATTGTACCGCCGTAATTTGATTCCGGCTTTGCTGAACCCTCGGCAACTGGAGCGGGACCTGTTGCGGTTTCGGTGGTCTTATACGCATAACGAATAAATTCATATGAATTTGATGCGATCTGAATACGTCCGAATAAATCCGCAATGTTTAACGTCTGGCGCGGGTCGGTTACAAGGCCAAGGTGTCCCGGTAACGCGAACGCGGTACGTGAGTAACTGTTGGACGCCTGGGTTGTTTCCGGTGCGGCGGCCTTGATGTCAAAACGATATGATGCGTTTTTATCCTTCTTCGCACGGTTTAAAAATTCGTGGTAATCGGCGGATTTAACGAACTGGGTTCCCGCGTCCATTGGTTCGGACTTGGTTTCCACGGTGCTGTTGCTCTGCTGCAGAGCCATTAACTCACGGCGGATTGCTTCGTTGTCATTCTTTAAACCGTTAACGGTTTCGGTAATGCCCTTCACGGTTTCGGCGTTGCCCTTTACCATTTCGCCAACTTCCGCGATGTTCTTTACGGCTTCGGCAATTAAATTTTCCTTTTCATCCATAATTATTTATGCTCCAAAATTGATTTACAAATTTTGTTAATGTCGGAAAGCCTGTTTACCTGTTCGGCGTCGCGCTCGTTCTGGTCTGCTTTCAGTGCCCTTTTTGCCATGCTGATCAATGTCATGGCGTCATTTTTTGAACAACCCGCATCGCGCAGATTTCGCTCAAACTCTCTAATGCTGTTGATATTTTCACCTTTAACGGATTTAAAATCAACCATACGCGCCCCACTGTCTGCGGGAAAATTAACTAACGAAATTTCCCGCATGTCCTGCACGTTGGTTATATGTCGGATTAACTTATCATCATAAAAATAATCGTTTTCCGCTAATCTAATGCAAATGGATAACCCATCAACGGAACCAAATTTAACCGCTTCGTACAATTCCGCCCCCGCGGTCATCTTTAAATTGATGCGGCCGTATGCTTTTAATCCGATTTCGTCAACTTCTAATTTGTCCCATACGCCTACGGGCATGGAATACGAATCGTGGTTAAAAAACATTTTTGGCATTTTTCCGGTACTTATAAAATTGTTACATGCCGTTTCCTCGATGGTATCGTCGTACGAATCCACGCCGTGGAACTTG